CCTGCTGCGCCAGCCAAGCGTCCTCTACGGCTAACGGGACATTCTCGAACAAGCTGAGAGGTGCCCTCCCCAGTCCCTCGCCCAGTCCTAGACCCACATCCCTTGCGAAGTTGCCGCCGAATGTCAAGGGCGGCAGTTCAAGGCCAGTCTCCGGTTTCTTGAACCACCGAGGCTGCCCCAGCGGCGCCATAAATGTCCCTGGAAGATACTTTCCTGGTGCCGTCGGCTGGATTTGCTCGAACTTTTCCTTCGTCACCCACCGTTCGCCTCGGTCGCCGCGGTATTCCCCAGGCAGTTCATACTTGGCCTCGTAACCAGCCGCCTTCATAAACATCCCGCCGAGCAGGGTGTCCGGCCCGAGATTGACGGCGAACCACTGGGCTATAGCCCGCCCGACTGGTGCAACGATACTTATAAGGGCCTTCGTCAGCCATTCGAGAAACTCGATAGCCCTGTCCTTTATGAATACGAACACCTTGGTCACGGTGCTCAGGAACGAACCTTCCTGATTACGTCCCTCCCATATCCCGAGTAGTTTGTCACGAATGTTGCTGATGGCCTCACTCGCGTACATCTTCATCAGCTCCCATCCGAGCTTCCAGTTGTTCGATATGGTCGCAACGATTTCGAGGACCCGAGTGAAGGTGTCCAATAGTCCGGCACCGCCTTCCCTGATCGTGGCCGGGTCGAAGAGGTTCTTCAGTACGTCTGGCAACAATCCTCCGATCCCACGTGCGATTCCGCTTATGGTCGTGGTCAACAAGAGTCCCCAGTATTCCGCCCTCGCCCTGACCTGTGCCATGAACGTCTCAATCACTGGCCGCAGCGCGTCCACCTTCTCCCGCATCCAGTCGAACATCGGGATCATCGCCTGCGCGATGGGGCCGCCTATCGACTCCGCCAGCCCCCAGAACGTCTCCTGGAGCCGAACCAGAGCCCGCTGGAGCGTCCCCGACCGCTTCGTCGCCTGCTCTTCCATCGCCCCAGACACGTCGTCCAAACTTCCGCGGGCCGCGTCTGCCGCCTTGCGAGTTTCAATTAATTTCCAGATGAACAGCGCCGTCTGCGCTCGGAGCCCCGCCTGCTTCATTTGATAGATTGCCGCCGCCTGCCCGAGCATCCCGTACCGCCGGGCGAAGATGTCGATCACCTCCGGCAGTTCCTTCATCTCACCCCAGGCGTCCGTCACGACGATGCCCTGCTCCGCCAGCCGCTTCGAGTCGGCCGACAGCATCCGGAACATCATGGCCAGCTTCGGGCCGGCTTCGGACCCCATCTCCTTGCCGGACTTGGTGAGGCCGATCACCGCCGCCATCACGTCGCGAGCGTCCTGACCGAACTCCTCCATGCTATCCACGGTGGACCCGAGGGCTTTCCCCATGATGTCCACGGTGGTTCCGCCGAGTTTGGCTGACTGCGCGACTAGGTTGCCGGCCCACTCCATGTTGCGCATGTTCGTGGTCGCGTCCTCCGACATCAGGCCGAGCACCCGCATCGAGTGCGCCAGCTCGTTGGTCGCCTCCGCGAGGTTGGAGTCCGTGATCTTGGCGTATTGAGCCGCGGTTGCCATCGCCATCATCGACTGCTCGGCGTTGAACCCGTTCTTTGCCATCGCCTCGTACGCGGCGGCCACGTCAAGGTGCGACACGCCAGCCTCCCGCGCGACCCGCTTGGCTGTGTCCCGCAGCGCCTCCTCGTTGCCCTGCACGCCCGCCATGCTGGCCGTCGCGCGCTTCATCGCCTTGTCGAACTCGGCGCTGGAGTCAATCATCGCCTTGAACGCGAACAGGCCCCAGAGCTTCTGCCCCTCGGCCAGCAGGTAGTTCATCGGCACGAACAGCCCGGCCATGAGCGACGAGAAGACGTTGTAGAACCCGCGGAAGACGGACCCCACCAACTCGAACGGCAGGCTGATCGCCTTAAAGAGCATCGACCCGAAGCCGGTTGCAAGTTTCAGCGCGCCGCTGAAGGCCGACGCGAGGCCGCTCAACATCCCGCCAGCGTCGACCCCGACCCTCACGAAAACGTCGCCAAGAGTGTCAGCCGCGTTTTCAGCCATGCTTCATCCTCCGCGAAAAGCCGACGAGACGCAGTTCCTTCTTCAGTTTGCGCTCCGCCAGGTACTTTTGGACCTGCTGCTTCGTCATCTTCACGTTCCCCGTCAGATCCTCCTCTCCCGCGACCACCATCCGCAACTGGTATGGCGTCCAGTCCGCGACGACCTGCGGCGGTATCCCGAGCGCCGTCACGGCGTAGTGGAAGACCTGTCTCCAGGTGGGAGGTTTGCTTGTATCGCCGGACTTCCCTCTGAACTCGTCGGGGAGGTCCGGCCAGTCGAGTTTCCCAGTTCGTCCGTGCCTGACGCCATCTCTGTGGCCCGCTTCAGGGCAGCCGCGTCCTCCGGCTGCATTTCGTCGAGGATCGTCTCGACCTGATCCAGGGTAAACCGGCCTGGATATTGCTTGTTTATCAGCATCCAGAGGATGAACGTCACGCCCGCGCGCGAGCCGGCAAACCGGCCGTACTCCTCTGCGGTGACCGTGGCCGCCGCCTTGGCATCCTTGTACGCTTCCGCGACGACCTTCTCCTGCATCGCCTCGCTCAGCGTCTTGTCCGCCAGCATCTCCCGCATGACATCCAGCGGATTGCGCCGCTTGGACAGGATGTAGTTCTCCACCGTCCCGATGTCTTTGTAGGTGAACGGCGGAATCAGTATCATCTCGCCCCGGAACCGAACCGGTACCGGGGAGCCGGCCGCTCTGGCAAGCCCTTCCATATCATCGCCCTCCTGTTAAAAGGCCGTGTCAAGTTGTCGCTCACGGCATGGTCCAGGCCGCCGTGATTCCGAAGTTGGCCTTCCCTGCGGGAGGCTCACCTTCGTTGATGTTGCAGTCGTACGTTACGTCGTCGATGATCGCCGGCACCGTGATGTAGTTGCTGCTGTCCAGGTACAGGGTGAGCGACACCAATGTCCCCACCTCAATCGAATCCCACTGTTGGGTCGTGTCGTCGATCTTGAAGCTGAACGAGCCTGTGCCATCCTTCACCCCTGCGGCGCGGGTCTTGTATCCGCCCGTAGAGCTGGAGGCCCACACCGCATTGTTCGACTTCGCGTTGAACGACCAGTCGGTGATCTGGGCGAGCGTCGTCGCCCCGGCCACCACCTTGCCGTCTTTGCCCACATAAACTGCCATAGTTGGCTACCTCCTCGTGCCGCCGTCGCCGCCCTCGTATTCGTCCCGGTTTTGACTACCCGCTTTGTCCGTCACGATCTTGCCGGCCAGCCGCAGGGGCCTGCTCCGTAGCACCCGCCAAAATCGCCGCCCGCTCTCCGGGCGAGAATCTGTCACAAGGCACCTCGCACGGCACCATTTCGCCGCAGCAAGGGCACTTCGGCCCTTTGTCGCAGCTCTCGCACGGCAACGCCCACTCGGGCGATGTCACGATCAGCGGTGACCGCTCTCGGTGCAAGTCCGCGAAGATCGGCGATCTGCCACTTTTCCGCGTATTCTTGAGCATTCCCGCACCCGATCTAATATCCGTTATTAGACGGCCGCCATCACCCCTTGGCCCACATCGCCACCCGCCTCCTTTGCTCTTCCGTCAACGGTGGCGGGTTCGTCGCCAACCGGTAGAACTCCTCACGCAACTCCGTCGGCACGTCAAACTCTACCATGCATGTCGCCCCCCAAGCCTTGCACTCGACTCGCAGCCCCAGCGATTCCGCGGCCGCCAAGATGTCCTCCCAGCTCGCGGACGCCAGCTCCTCGACCTCCCGCCACCGGGCACGCCCATCCGGCTTCCCTTTGCCCGTCTTCTGCTTGGGCTGCTTGGGCTCCTTTGGCATGGCCCACCCCTTGCTCAATAGGATCGGCTTCAGCACCGGCCGGGCGTTCTCCACCATCCACGCGGCCATCTCCTGCGCCGCCTCCGTGCTGTACGGCTCCGTCACGCCCAGCACGGCCACGCTCGCCAGCACTGCCAGCCGGCCTTCCCCGACTTCCACCGCGTCGTAGTCGCTCTTGGCTCGCAAGAGCCTCCGGTACAGCGTGGGCCAACTCTCCCGGTCGCATTCACCGTAAAAGGCCTTCTGGCACGTCGTCAGCCGCCACGCAATCAGCAACTTGTTCCGGGCCACCCAAATCGGCCCGCAGATCGGACACCCACGGGTACGGCATGCCACCGCCGTCAGTCGGACGGTTCGCCCCGTCTCCCGGTCCACCACTCGCCTCGTGGTATGCCTCGGACACCGGACACCGTTGTATTCTGGTAAGGTGGGTAGTTTTGTACGGGTTGCTCTATTCTTCTCTTCTTGAATAGAGCAAGTCGTACAGCCGTGGCCTTCTCGCTTGTTTTCTGCTACAATGGGCATCGTTACGCCTTTCTGACGCCGGCATGGTTTGTCCGCCACTAGCCGGCGTCTTTTTTCGCCCTGCCTTCGTACCCAACGAAAAAGGCCGGCACCGCAGGCCCCAGGACCCGCAACACCGGCCAGCTTTCTCTACTCGGCCAGTCCGATTCCGCCCCGCATTATCCCGCGCCGGCCCGCCCGTGCCTATACCGCTGCCTTGTCTATGCCCCCAGACGGGGAATCGCGGCCGGCCGGTCTATTAACCGAAAATAGACGGATTCTCCCCGCCCCCCGCGTTAAACCATCGGAATCCTTGGCCGGTTCGTGGTATAATAACGGTAATTAAAAGGAGCCCTGAAATGACTCGATTCGCCCTGTGTTTCGCCGCCGTCTTGGCCCTCTGGGTGGGCCTGATCTTCTGGTTTGCCGGGCCTGCGGAAACGCCCGGGAGCGGCCATTGCCCGTCTTGCGGCTGGGCCTATGTCTTCCCGAAGGAGCAGTTATCACCTGGCGTGCAGGTCCTCCTCGCGGTCCCCTGCGACCAGTGCGGCAAGACCGCTCTTGTGCGTGATTGGCTTCAGCCATCTCGTCAGTCCGAATAGTAAATAGTGATGGAAACGACGGAAACTGTCGCGGTGTCATAACCCGTGCAAGCTGCTTGCAACATGACTCCAAACGCCGCGCTGTTTGCTTCTGCTACCGTGGTGATCTGTCCCCACTTGTCGTACTTCGTGCCGTAGGTGTACTCTGTCGCGCCAATCGCCCACGAACCGGCCGCGGCTTGATCGGTTCCAGTCCCCGCTCCTCCGTTGTCCGTCAACCATACGTGGCTGTCGACGTATGTTCCGAGAGTACAACTCTTCGTGATCTTGACGACGATCCCGTGGATTTCTGCGCCACCCGGGATGACGAAGTCGAAGTCATAAGCGTAGAGGTACTGCGTGAGGTTCGCCCCGGGGTTCATCCCGTCCACTGTGCACGGAAACGGCGTCCCAACCGACCATGCCCACTCTCCTGAGAGCGGAGCATTGATTGTGGCCGTGGCACCCATTAGCCACGACGATTCTCCTGACACCGAACTAGAAAACTCTATTGATTGGGACGTGTTAGTGATCATCGTTGACGAAGACGTGGTTGAGCTTGACGAGCTGGATGACGACCGCGACGACGTGCTTGACGAGCTGAACGCGATCACGGTACTACTGCTGCTGGATGACGTGCTGCTTGACGTGCTGCTGCTTGACGTGCTGCTGGACGACGTGTGCGTGAAGACCGTCGACGACGACGACGACCCGCTTGACGGGCTCAGCGGGCTCTGGCTCGACGGGCTGGACGAAGATGAAGAAGAGCAAGACGACGAGGATGTCGAACTCGACGACCGGCCGGTACTCGTGCATGCGCTCGACTGCTGGCCTGAACTCCACGATGAGCATGTCGAGCACTCCGTCGAACCGCGCGTGCTCATGGAACTAGTCGACGACGACTGCGAAAGCTCGTCGAACCCACTGGATGTCGAACTCGACTCATAAGACGACTTCGACGATTGCGAGGAACTCGTGCTGCTACTGTAGGTTATGATCGTTGACGAGGACGAACTGCTGGAGAATGTGATAACCGTCGAACTCGACGTGGAGCACGATGAAGACGAGGATGAGTAGCTTGAAGACGTTGACGCGCTGCTCGTGCTCGACTCCACGTCCCCCGCGTTGCCGATCACCGCCACCTGGAAGTGGATGTCGGTGCTGGTGCCGTCGTGCTGCACCCGGAAGTTCTGCGCCGTCGGGGACAGCGAGTAGCCGTCCACCGGCGCGTCCAGTATCAGACACCCGCCAGGCTTCACTGTGTTCTTGCCTGCCGCGCTGCTCCCCCAGGGCTCCGTCAGCGGGTCGCCGATCCCGCAAGGCCCCACCAGGATGTCGTCCGTCTCCACCGTCGCTAGGTTCCGCACCATGACGGCCCGGATCGTCTCGAACGGCAGCAACTCCCCGAACTGGTCCTTCAGCCCGTTGAACAACTCGATGTCTTGCCGGTACGGCCCGGTCTTGATGAGCGTGTATTGCCGGCGGAACAGCAGGTTGGCCTGGTTGTCGCCCGTGCCGTTGGCGTAGGCGGTTGCCTGCGATACGGTGTTCGTCTCTTTGGTCGCGGCGATGGCGTCCGTCAGCGAGTGGATGTACTCGATGTCCGCCGCCAGGGTCCCGTCGAACTTGCGCTCGCCCATCGGTCATCCCTCCCTTTACGCGCCGGTTGAGAGGGACGATGAGGACTTCGAGCACGACGAGCTTGACGCCGACGAGGACGAACTCAGGCGGAACGAGATCGACGAGCACGATGAGGACGACGAGACCGACTTCGATGACGACGTGGACTTCGACGACGACGAAGACGAGGAGAACGTGACGATGGAGCTGGACGTGCTCCTGGTCGAACTGCTTCTTGACGACGAGGACGACGAGCTGAACGTCACAATCGACGACGATGATGAGGATTTGGTAACAATTGTGGACGAAGACGACGAGGATGCCGTGCTCTTCGAGCTGGACGAGCGCGTCGACGAAGACGACGTTGACTTGCTGCTGCTGAACGACGAGGACTTCGACGAGGATGAGGACGAGGACTTCGACGATGCGGACGACGCCGTGGACGCCGAACTGAGACCCACGCTGGATGTGCTGCATGACGACGACACCAGATCGCCCGTCGTGCCCCAGATCACGATGTCGAACGTGATGGACCCGCTCGTTCCGGCGTAGGCAACGCGGAAGACCTTGGCAGTTGCGGTCACCGCGTAACCTGCCACGGGCGAGTCCAGGAAGAGGCAGCCGCTCGGCTTGACCGTGTTCTTGCCGGCAATCGCGTCGCCCCAGGGCTCGATGAACGGGTTGGCCACGCTCTGCGGCCCGACACTCAGGTTGTCGCCTGCCGTCGTGGATAGATTGCGGACCAGGATGCCCTTGACGAACTCGAAATCCAGGTCGTCCCCGAAGATGTCCAACAGCGTGTCCCGCAGGGTGAGATCCTGGTTCGGGCTCCCGCTGGTGACGGTGTACTGCTCGCGGTACACTGCATTGGCCTGACCGGACGCCTTGCCGGTGGTGTAGACTGTCGCGTTCTTCAGCGCGGACGAAGACTCCGTCGGCGTCCCCAACGTGTCCACTCGGCGGTAGACGTAGGTGATTGAGGCCGTCGCGGTCCCCGTCCAGCTTTTCGTCCCGACTGCCATCGCTGTACCCTCCTCATGCCGCGGTCGTCGCCGTCTCGACCACTGCCACCGCCGTGAATCTCTGCACCCACTCCAGCGCGTTCGGGTTCAGCGGATCGTGCAGGAGCGATTCGCCGAGCCATCGGCACCGCACCAGCTTGGCCCCGCTGATCGACAGTGAGGCGTTCTCGAAGGCGTCGTGGATCGCCTTGGCCGCCGTCTTCGCCGCCGCGTTGAGCGTCGGCGCCGCCGCTATCAGGCTGATCTGGAAGTCCGTCGAGTCCTCGCGGCTGGTCGTGTCCCCGGAGCTGGCCCGCCACGGCACGTTGCTCCCTGTCTCCGCCATGATCGCATAGGGCATGTCAGTCCCCTCAGGCGCATCGAACACGTGCAGCCCGCCCGTGACCGTCGTGTCCAGCCCGGCTGCCGTCCACCTCGCGCCAACCGCCACGAACAGCTCCGCAATGTTCACTTCTTGACGCTCCCCGTCGCCTTGCCCCTCAGTATCTTCACCACTTCAGGCGTCTCCTCCTTGAGCGTCCGCCTCAGGTACGGCCTGCGGTTCGATCGGCTCGTCAGCTCCAGTATCTTGCCGTAGAACTTCTTCGTGCCAACACGGATGAACGTAACGTTGCCAGCGTGCTCTATGTCCCCGCGGTACACGGACCGCATCAGGTCCTTCGTTATGGCCCGCGGGAACTCGCCGAGTTTGCTGTGCTGGACTACCTTGAACGCCTTCTCCCGGCCCGGCTTGCCGCGCCACATCACGTACGTCGTGCGGCCCGCCACCTTGTGCATCGTCACCTTCGTGGCCCGGTACCGCGTCTCCATCGCCGTCTTGGCGTGCTCGTGCCACCACATAGGTGTGATGGCCGACACCGCGGACATCTTGCCCTGCCGAACGTCCTTGATGAACTTCCGTGTCTCACTGTCCCGCGGGCCCAGCGTGGCATTCTTCTTCTTGCTCGCTCGCAACGGCCGCGACTTCCGCGAGTAGTCGGCCCCGCGCCTCGACCTCCACCACGCTCCGCGCCGCTTCTTCGGCTTCTTCGTCCCCTTCTTGTACTGCTTGTACGCCTTCGCAGCCTTCTTCTTCACCCCGGTCAGCCACTTGCCTACCTTCTTCTTTTTCTTGCCGAATGCCTTAGCCACCTTCGCCGCAGACTTCTTCGCCTTGCCGAACTTCTTCTCCCACTTCGTCGCCTTGGTGCTGAAGATGCCCGTCTTGCCGATATTCTGGATCACCTTGTTCTTCAGGAACTGCCCGGCCCGCAGCACCCGCTGCTCAATCTTCTTCTTCAGCGCCTCCGCTGCCTTCTCCTCGTCGCTCCGGTACTCGATCGTCCCCGCCTCGGTTCGTATCGTCCCTTGGCTTGCCATGTCACGGCGTCAGCTCCACCTGGGGGACGTGCTCCGCTATCACGGCCCACATCCGGTCCATGTTCCCCGCGTTGGTTATCTCCCTGCACCGCCACACCTTCGAGTCCCACACCAGTGCGTTTGCCAGCGTCAGCGACGGGTCCGCCGCGAATAGGAACTGGTACATCTGGTTGAGCCCCTCCTGCTCGAACTTCCACGCCTGCCGGCTCGTCAACTCCACCACGCGGCACTTCAGCGAGGCCGTCTCTGCGGACAACGCCTCCGACGTGTGCATCGCCGCGTCCTTCGTCGCGGTCAACGTCCGGACGCTCACGGTGTCCCGGTTGCACAGGGCAGCGAGGGTCATCAGTAGATCCTCCCGTACATGCGGTACGGCTGGAGCAGCAGCTTCGACTCGCGCGGCAGCGATACCGACACGGCCAACTGCTGCGCGGACGAGCCCTCCACCGAGTAGCTGTAGCCTGATATCGACTCGCTCGTTATCACACCGACCGCCCCGCGGTTCGCGTCCACCCTCTGCGCGACGTTCTGGTTGTACTCCTTCTGGATCGCCAGCAAGGTCGCCAGCCGGATGTCAGCGGCATCCGCCGTCGTGGCCGTCCCCTTCAACTCTTCTTCCGTGAATCCGGCAAAGTAGCTCACTTTGACCGAACCCTCCAGGATCGGCCAGTTCGCGCCGATCCGCTTCAGGTGCCCCGCCTTACTCCACACGCCGTCCTCCGTCTCGAACGCGAAGTCCGTCCCGATGACGAGCAGGTCCGCCGCCGCGAAGGCCGCCGCGTCGCCGAAGTACGCCCCCTCGTGCTCCCACACCTGGAGCCCGGCCTTCAGCACGTATTTGTGGTCGAGCTGGAGTATCTGGCTCTGCCCGCCGGACAGCGCCACCATGTCGCCCCCACGCAGCACGCCGCGCGCCGGCGTCGGGTCTGTCTGATATGTGTATTGCCCGCCAGATCGCCCGCGCGGGTAGTATCGCGTGTGAGCCGTCGTCGGCTTCACGGGGTCCCACCGCAGGAACTTGACGACGGCACGCTCGGCGCCGGGCTTCAACAGCAGCAGGGCCGCGTCAGTCGAGTCGCACCCGCAGAAGCGGGCGGCGTCGGTGTCCGTCACGATCACGTCTCAACCTCCAGGTCCTTTTGGTACGGACTTCGGCTCGGCTATCCTGTCGAGAATGCCGATCATTTTCTGGTGTTCCACAGATCGCGCCGCCGATTCCTTGTTGAGTCCCTCTAGGAATGCGATCGACTTCTGGTGTTCCGCTGTCTGCATCGCGTGCTGAGCCGACAACTCCTCCAGTCGCGTGACGTTTTTCTCGGCTTCAAGTTGTCGGCGATCATGCTGGGCGGTTATCTGTTTCTGCCATTCCTGCTGAGACCTCTGGATCTCGTTCGTGACCTTGAACTGCTGCTCTTGCAGAAGTTGCGTCTTGTCCATGAGTTTGGAGATGTACCCAATGACTTCCTGCTGCGCCGTGAGCGACTGGATGCGCGCCTGACTCTCCGGGATGCCGCAGAAGTACCCCCATGTACAGAAGGCGATTATGAGGATCGTCAGAACGCCCGTCGGTTTGGCCACCACCTCCGTGACCTTCGGCAGGCCGAAGATGACCCACCTGATCGGCGCGGGCAACTCCTTCAAAGTGCCGTTGTTGTTGGCTGGATTCTTTTCAGGCGGTGTCGGCTCAACTGTTGCCATAATCGCGTCCTTCCGGCTTTCCGTCGCGCCCATCTAATATTCGTTATTAGCTCACTTCGTCAGGTAGCCCCGCCGCCCAGACCCCATACAGGCCGGGCACACCCGCAACGTCTCCCTCGTCCGGCCGTTCGCCTGCTTGATCCGCACCGGGGTCCGGCCCTCCCCCCTGCACTCCCGGCAGAGCGCCTTACTCAGTTCGGCCCTTGCTTGCATCGCGCTGTCCCCCTAGCAAAAGGCCGGCCTGCCCGCTCCGCGACGAGCGGGGCGGGCACGACCGGCTACAGTCGAGGGCGAAAGCGACTGCGACTTGGATGCCCGCGTCACGACAACGCCGCGAACGACACGGGCTCTGTCTCGATTCGCGCCCCAGCTCCCTCACCGCGAAGTTTCGCCAGCTCCTCGGCGGTTGCGTAGGGGCTCTCTGTCTCCTTCGTCACCGGGTTGATGATCCGCAGCGACCCGTACCGTATCTTCAGTTGGCCGGGCATCGCCAGCACCTCGTCCTTGGTCGGGAACTGCCCGTGCCGGACGATCGCCTTCCCGCCCTCGACGTATCCAAGCATCGCCCACAGGGCGCTCTTGACCTCCGTCTCCGTCAGGTTCCGCATGACGGACGTGTCCCACGGGCGGCCCTGCGCGAGGGTCGCGCCCTTCAGGATCACGTTCGCCCTCCGTAGCGTCTCCTGGTTCTCCGGCCACGCCAGCGGGTCCATCGCCCGCAGGCACCGCGACTTCAGGTCCAAGGCCACGTGGATGCCGGGGATGTCCGGCATGTTCGTCATTTGGGTGTTCGAGCTGGTGTCAGTCACGCGGGCCCTGTCCCACCTGCCGCGCAGCACCGCCCCCAGCGGCTCGAACAGGAACCGCTGGTTCTTGTTGCCCGCCAGTTCGATCACCAACTCCTTCGGATTCCAATTCATCGTTTCGCCCTCTCGTGTGCGGCGCTGGATTAGAGAGGGCGGGGCCGGGCGCGCCGAAGACTCCCGGCCCCGCCGTACACGTCCCCAGGATCAGGTCTGCCAGTTGTCGCTGTAGGCCGCAGCCGACCCGGAGGTCAACTTGCCGCCCCAGCGGGCCCTGGTGATGATCTCGGTCAGGTTCGCGCGGGCCAGCGTGTCGCCGGCGGTCTCCACGCGGACGTTCATGCCCAGCCGCCGATACATGCGGTACCGGCTCAGGTTGCAGAAGAACGCCACGGTGTTCGCCATGTCGTTCTGGATGGCCACCGCCGAGCCGTCGGCCAGCTCGTACGAACTCCACCGCATGCCGAACGCCCGGGTCTGCCAGCCGGACGCCTCCGCGATGCTCACCGCCCGCTGGTAGCTGGTGTCGTTCATCACGAACCGGCACCGGTTGAGCGGCGTGCGGTACGGCAGGGTGACGCCGAAGTAGAGCTTCTCGAAGTCGACCACCTGCGGGGCCGCGTTCGCGCCTCCCGCCGGGTTGCCGATGTCGGTCATGCCCGAGGTGGCGTTGACGAGGCCCTGCGGCTCCGTGGTCCCGTCGCCGTTGGCGATCTGGTTGTCCAGCCATTCCTGGTACTTCTCACCCAACTTCTGGGTGATGATCGCGGCGATGTTGACCGGCGAGTCCTCCTGGAAGTCGTTGCCGATCTGGATCGCGGCCACCGCGTTGTAGATCGTGGTGTCGAACGCCGCGATGAACGTGGTGGTGTCGAACAGGCTGATGGCCGTCCCCTCGGCCGTGCCCGACGTGACGGTCACGTTGCCGATGCTGAACCCCTCGACCCGGCGCCCGCGCGTCAAGGTCTGAGTCTCGACCAGCGGGAAGAGCTGGCCGTAGAGCACCGGAATGGTGATCACCGCGTTGTCGAACACGATGGGGGCCGCCTCGAGCCCGCCCGACGTGCTGTCGTCCAGCAGGGCCTTGCGCTCGAAGTCGAACAGTTTGCGGCCGTCGATCTCGTACTTCTCCCCGGCGGCCACGCCCGACCACTTCTCCTCGTGCAGGGCGTAGTCGAGCAACTGCTTGTCGTGCTCCGTCATCTGGAGCCAACGGGGCAGCCGTCCGTTGCACCCGGCCGCGCAGGCAAACTTGAAGTAGGCGCCGCTGATGGCCCGGTCCCTCTCGCTGGACGACTCCAACGGGATGCGCTCCTGGCCCGGCAGGAATGCCGGCTGGCCGCGCAGGTGGACGTGCTTCGTGTCCATCGGATAGCACAGGTGCGTGCGGCTGCTGGAGTAACTCTCGACGGGGCTCTTGACCCGCGCCTGGGTCTTCTCCCCTTCGCTGGTTCCCGCCAACACCTGCGCCGGCGTGTGCTGGCTGTCCGGCTTGACCCGTTCCATGATCCCACTCATGGCCTTGGTCACCGCGCCGTCGATCTCGTCGGCCAGGGAGACCTTCTTCTCCGTCTTGGCCATCTTCTCGACCAGCGGGGCCATCGCCTTCTCGACCGCCTTGGCGACGGCGTCGCCCAGCTCGTCCTTCGGGTCCGGCTCGTCGGGCGCGGTCAGCTCCGCGATCTTCGCCGCGTCGAGCTTGCCCTCGGTGATGGCCTTGGTCATCGCTCCGAGGAACTCGGTGTCGCTGGCCGCCTCAGCAGCATACTTCTGCTCGATCAGCCAGCCCTTCATCTTCTTGGTAAGCATTTGCTCACTCCTCTGAAAGGCTGCGCCGGCCGTAACGGCTCAGCGCTTGGAATTGGAACGCAGAAACCTGTCGATCATTGCCTTCGCCTTCGCCCTCTTCAACCCGTCTATCTTGCTGTCGAGCAGCGCCTTCACCGCCCGCAGTTGCTTCTCGTCGCCGATCTCCGCGACCTTCTGGACAAGGACCTCCAGCGCGGATGCCTGCTGCGTGGTGGCCACCTCGGACACGCTGGACTCGACCGACTCCACCAGGTCCAGCACCTCGCGCATGCCCGAGTGCGCCTCGCCGATCTTCTCGTGGCACTCGCGCAGCCGCGCCTCGTTCTTGCGGCTCAGCACGCGGCCGTACTTGACGCCTTCCGGCTCGTGCTCCTTGCCGCCCGGCGCCTGCCCCGTCTCCCGCGCGATCTTGGCGCACAGCCCCTTGGCCTGCTCCTCCGACTTGCCGAGATCCACAAAGTGAGCGACGCAGCCATCGAACCCGCCCTTGAATGTTCCGTCCTCGTTCATGTGCGGGTCCTTCGGCTCCTCCTTGGCCTTCGACTCGGCCATCGTCTTCGCCACTAGGCCGAGGTCCTCGTCGTCGCCGCTGGACTCCTCCTCCTCATCGGCCGGCTCGTCCGCAGGCGTGTCGCCCTGTCCCTCGCGCTCGACCGGGGCTGACTTCTCCGGCTTCTCCGCTGGCCACTTGCCGACGCACTGCTTGTGCAGCCACGCGCAGAACCCCTCCTTGTTGTCCCCGACCTCCGCCTCGAACTTGCCAAGGTCCTTCTCCATACAGCGGGTGAAGAAGTCGGCGTCGTCGCCGAGCGACTCGCACAGGCCCTTCATCATCTGCTCGGGCATCTCCTTTAGGTCGAGCTTGACGGCCTTGAAGCCCTTGGCCCTTGCCGCCTGCGCGCACGTCGGGCAGAACTTCTCCAGCACCTCGACCGGGATGCCCGTCTCACCGGACGACTTGACCCAGGCATCCACCCGGGCCTGCCACGGGTCCACAGCCGCCGCCGCGAACACCTTCTGCCTCTGGTCGTACTCCCGCCCGGCCCACGCCTTCATCAGCGGATCGTGCAGCTTGCCGCGGGAGAACGCCGTGATCACCGCGTCCGTGTTGGACGGCACCGTAACCAGCGACTCCTCCATCACCTCGAACCGCTGCACGTCGAACCCGGCAGTCGGGCACTTCTCCGGGTCTACCGCCTTCGCCATCGGCTGGAACTTCAGCGGCCGGAACCCGTGGGAGAACCGCAGCGCCCCGAACTCGACCAGCGTGGCCGCGTCCCGGCCAGCCTCCGTGTCCACGATGGCCGTCGCCACCTTGACCTCCTTCGGCGAGCGGCTCAGCACGCGCAGCATCCGTCCCAAGGGCATCGGGAGCATGTGGTGCCAGAGCAGCGGCATGTTCGGGTCCAACTCCGCGCCATCGGAGCGCATGATGTCCCCGTCGCGGTCCACCTTGCTGCTCGTGAGCACGTTCTCCAGCACCATGAGCGTGTTCTTCGGGGCCTTCACGTCGAGTCGCTTGCAGAAGTCCTTGATGCCGGAGCCAGCCTCGAACACGTCCGCGACTGTCTCCTCGTTCGAGTACGTCAGCTTCGTCGCCGCGTCCTTCAGGATCGCCGCCTTCTCCGTGTCCGTCTGGCCGGAGCACTCCAGCACGCCCGCCACGTACCGGTCGGCGGTGACGATGCCATACCCGAAGCGCGTCGCCGTCATGCCGCGATCCCGCACGGCCTTGACCAGTTCGGCGTTCTGCTGCTCCCAGTCTGCCATGAGGATTATTCCTTACAGTGCGGACGATGAGGACGTGCTGTGCGAGCAACTGGAGCACGACGAAGAGGACGAATTGCTGCTCGATGACGATGAACTGCTGAACGTGATCACCGATGACGACGAGGATGACGATGAAGAGGAACTGAACGTGACCACCGATGATGATGATGAGTATATGATCACTGATGAGCTTGATGTTGAACTCGACGAAGAACTTGACGAGGAGAACGTGATAATCGACGAACTCGACGATGAAGAAGACGAACTGAATGTGATCATGGACGATGAAGACGTACTTGACGACGACGAGAATGTGATCACCGACGACGACGATGAACTTGACGAAGAGAAGGTGATCACCGACGACGACGTTGACGATGAGGAGGAACTCACACTTGATGCCGTTGAGGATGATGTTGACGATGAACTGTACTCTGCCACCGAACTCGTGGCCGGTGAAGATGTGCATGCGCTGCTGCTCCGACTCAGCACGCCAGTCGAAGTGGTACTCGAACTGCTGGTGCTTGAGGACGACCCTGACGATCCGCCGGTCGATGCCGTGGACGAAGTGCAGGACGACGAGGAACCAGTGCTCGTGGAAACGGATGAACCGCTGGAGTAGCTGGCCGAGGTGCAACTCGACGACGATGTTGACGACGAGGACGTTGACGATGAGGAATTCGTGTGTGACGAACTGGATGTCGAGGAGGAAGACGTGCCCGACGACGAGGACGAGGACGTGTGGCTCGTACTGCTGCTGCTGTTCGTGCTGAAGGATGTCTTTGTCTGGGTCGACTGCGTGATGCTCGACTTGGACGAACTGCTCACGGACGACTTCGACAGTGATGAAGTGGACGTGGACGACGAGGAGCTGACGTACGGGCCGCTGGTCGTGGACACGGAACTGGCGGACTGCGTTGAATTCGACGAGGACGACGTGCTGGAGCTGCTGGAAGATGTGGCCGTCTCCGACGTGCTCGATGCCGAGCAGTACTCGATGGAATTGACTACGATCGGGTCCGGCGCCTTCACATACGGCGAGTGGGCGGCGACGACCAGTTGCACCCAGGCGGACTCGTTTCCATCGTTCGTCACGTCCTGGCACATGAATAGGAGCGTTGTCTCCTCCGCCACCTCGATCTCGTACTCCGTGGTGGCAGCGGTCAGCATCGTCTCGACGAGCTTCGCCGTGCTGCGGAACGTCGCTGGGTCCGCGTCGATCGTGTTCTGGTTGTAGACGCGGAAGTTCCTGTAGGCGATGATGGAGGCGTCGGCACTCGGCAACCGCACGGTCACTAGCACGTTGGCCATCGCCTTCACTCCACAAAAAAAGAGCCCGGCTGCCGCGACCCTCGTCAAGTCGCAGCCACCAGGCTCTTGTCTCAAGACGCCCGAGACTTCCTACCCGTCGTTCCGCTTCAAATCGCTGGGCCGATGGGTGCCGAACTGGTCGAGGTGAACCTCCGTCAGCTCACCTCCCCGCACGCTGTACTTCAGCACCACGTCGCTGAACGCGCCGGCCTCTTGCAGCCGGTCGACGGCCTGCCTCGCGGCGACCGCCATCACGTCCAGCAGCCGGACCTCCTCGTCGGAGGGCACGTGCGACCTCAGCACCATCCCGCTCACTCCCCCAGTGTCCCCCGGCGACCCGGCCGGTGTCAATGCGCTTTCTGCCTCGCGGACCCGCTCCGATGGGTGGACGCCGAACTCGCGCCCATGTATAAATAATAATTAGATGGACCGTCGCGCGCCCACGCCTACACATTCCTTGGTTTTCGGATGCAAGCCAGCTTTCCGGAGCATGCGTACAACTCCACGGGCAACGCGATCTTCGCGGCGAACTCGTCAACGGCCCGTACAACGTTCTCTAACTTCCGACGCCGCGAACGGTTATAGTCGTGCGTGCACATCAGACCGCCCGGCGCAACGATCGGCCACCACGCCGACAAATCTGCCGCGACACTCGTATAGTCATGGGCCGCGTCAACCAGCACGACATGCTGGCTCTGCTTGGCAGATTGCGCAGCCACCTCGACAGACAACCCGACTCGAATGACAACCCGGTTTCCAAACGGCGCAAGAGCCGCGCGCGCGGTCGTCTCGTGCGCCGGATCTTCCATCCAACAGTCCACGGCAGTCGCGAGAAGAAAGTCGCATCGTGTAAGCACTTGCACGAGAGTCTGTCCCTCGTCAACGCCGACCTCGACGTATCGGAGCATGTCGATCCCCAGCGATTGCCGTACTTCCTCGCATAGCATCACGACGACATCGTGCATCGGTCTTGCCACCCGAAAACCTCCTTACGATTTCCTGCCGACGGCCACTGTGTCGAATACGTCCCCGCCGCCGATTTGCATGGTCTTGACCGCCGGGTCCGGGTCGAGGTGCTCGAAGGCGGCCATGAGCGTCTCCAGCCCGGCCGCCGCGTGCAACTCCCGCATCCCGTGCGGCAGTATCCTCCAGCCGTCTATCGGCTGCGGCCCGTACCGCCATGTCACGGGTGTGATCGTCAGCAGGAGTCCGGCCGGTTTCAACACCCGGGCCATCTCTGGCACCAGCAGCCACGGGCGCCGCACGTGCGCGAGCACCTGCCCGCTCAGCACGATGTCGTACACGCTGTCCGGAGAGTCGATCCGATAGTCCTCCGGTTGCTTAATGGTGGCGACTGACAGCTCGCCCGCGTGAGTCCCGCGCCTGCGCGCCCGATCCATCCGCCGCTCGATCCGCTCCCACTTGCGGTCGGTGACGTGGTAGTGGACCCTGGCCACCTCGCCTATCGCCAGGATGTATGGGCTCGGGTACCCGCCGGGTCCGACCTCAAGGATCGTCTGGCCGTCCCTGAAGTGGCCCAGCAGATGCTTGCGGAAGAGGAGGAGGCTGTTCGCGTGCATCGGCGTCAGTCCCCTTCCGTCGGATCGAATCCGAGCATCGCCGCCACGTCGTCCGGCGTCTCGATCTCGTCATCGTCGGGGTCTTCCTCTTCGGCAAGTTCGGCGCGCCAGTCCAGCGATCCCTCGTCAACCTCTCCGAACCGCACGTCGGTGTCCAGTTCCGGCACGTCCATCATGGCTTCCTCCATTTGCTCCACACGGTCGGGTCGATGTAACTTTGTAGCGCGACGGTCGGGGTGTTCCCCAACTTCGCCGCGACCACCTTTGCTATCGCCTTGACTTGTCGTTTGTACTCCCGGTCCGTTGCGGGCGCCTTGGCCTTCTTGATCTCGATTATGGCGACGGACGTTCCCTTGAGAGTACGGAAGTCCTTCGGCTTGAACTTACCCCCGTCAAGGCTGTGGACATACTGCCGAAGTTGCGAGTCCGTGACGGAGAACAGTTTTTCCCGCGGCGACCGTTGCTTCGCACGGTTTAGCAACATTTTCGCCAATCCCTTGTCGTCCACCGGTATCGAGAGGGCCACGCCTTTCTTCCCGACGAACTCCAGGATCGCGCCTTCCTTGGTTGGTTTCACGTGCCGCGCCTCCAGCGTCGTCGCGCCGTATGCCTGCTTTTCGGCCCCGGTGTCTGCCTCCGAGCCCGGCCGGATGCCGGTGGCCATTATCAGGGCTGTGACGACCGCTTCCTCCTGTCCCGACTTCACGTTGGCCTCGTTCTGCGCCGCGATTGCGCCTTGTTTCTGCATGAGTTCCCGAACGCGACTGAACTTCAGGGCGGCTGTCCGTGTCCAGTATGCCTGGCTGTAGATCCGCTGCTCGCGCCCCTTGGAGTCTTTCCCCGCCACCAGCATTTCCGAGTTCGGATTCTTCGCCACCCGCACGCCGGTCCACGCGGGCGGGATGCGCACGGCAGATATATGCGCCGGCAACGCGCGACCATCGCTTTGTCGCCACTCCTCTTTGTCCTTGTCGTAGACCGCTTCCGAGGATTCGTCGCTCCATCGTCCCCGCTCGTCCCGCGGCTCGTTCGGGTCGAACGCCTTGCTGGTGTCCACCCCGCCAGACTCGTCGATGTCGATGTACGCCAGGCACCGGCAGGATATTCTCTCTTCGGGCGGAAGATTCATATGACCAGGGTATGGGACCTCTACCACCCCTTCCTTCGTGTCAAGCACGAAGTTCGCGTCGGCCCCTTCCACGGGCGAGTAAGGCGGGCCGGCGTACGCGATATGCGAGTCCCGCACAAACTCGTCGCCTGCATTCATCCAATACTTCAGTACCTTGATACCGGCCTCTTCCAGCTCAGCACCCTGGACCACGTGCCCGGCGTTGAGTGCACCGGTCATTTCCGTGCGCGCTATCCGTTCCGCCCGCACGTTCCCGTCCGCCCCCAGCGCTTCCTGCACCGCCTCCACCGTCTGGTCCAGCGATCGCCCTTCCGTGATCCCGTCCCGCACGTTGGCCTCGATCTTGTCCAGGATCGACTGCGGCATGGCGTCCCACCACTCGCCGTCCATGCTGGCCTCGACCTCGTTGACGATGGCCTGGCGCACGGTGTCGGGGATGGCCCAGTCCTCAAGCCAGGCGGCGGTAGCGAGTTGCTCCGCAGAGATGTCCTCGCCCTGCTCGGCGCGCTCCGCGAGCGTGTAGTAAGAGCCGTTCAGGGGTGGCTTCTTCTTGGCCATCAGGACTCGTCCGCCTCCCCTTCAGTTTCATTGCCACCGGCCATCCCCGCCTCGTCCCTGGCCTCGCTGGGGTCGTAGCCCTTGGAAAGCAGTTCCGCGGCCTTGCCCTTCTCGACCGCGACCTCTTTCAGAAATTCATCATAGGCCGCGTAATCTGGCGATTCGGTTGTAATCTCGACAACCCCATCACCTATTACGCCGTTACCTTCAGCGCGAGCCTGCACCAGGATTGTACGGTCATCTACTCTCCTGGGAATTGCTGTGCGACTCATATCTTTAGCCCACCAAAATAATCATCTAGTATCTTCGCGTCCTCGCTTGTGTAAATCTTGCCGGACGGGACCATGCTTCCATCCTTGAGTCGCCCTAGTTTCCCTGCACCCCATACCGCATAGCCCTCAGCAAACGCCTCTTGATAGTGCCAAGTATATGGTCCAAACAAACGAACCATCGTCTGCCGAACCTTCTCAAACGCAACCGTGCCGGCATCCCGTTCGGAGAACTTCTGACCGTGCAGTAGTTTTCCACCAGTGTCAAGGCCATGCGCAGCTTCATGCCATGCCACGCTGACGCTTCCGTGCAATCCCTTTCCTAACACTATCGTGTCGCCCACCTTCGATATTCCCATTCCCGCAGCGTCGTCCCATGTGTACCCGGACGGCCATCCACTCGGTTGCACGCCTTTCAAATGCTGCATGTGATCCTGTTCGGTAATAGGCCGATCTCCTACGCAAATGCCTCCTGCCGTTTTCGCCAACAATTCCTGATGGCTCTTTGGCATCGCCGACAGGTCCTCTAAGTAATGTGCAACGGAGGGCGAATCCTGGTCGACGACATCTAGTTTCGCCTGCAATGCGTCCACTATCTCAAGCGACTTGTTCCACTCATTGGTTCTCGCGCCGCCAACTTCGCTTTCGTGCGGTTTAGTAGGTAGTGGTTGCGCCCCGCCGCCTGCTCCGAACCTCCCGCGGGCGTCCCTCGGGTGTTGGGCCTCCTCCCAGCCCTTAGAGAACAACTCGAACGCCTTCCTCATCCGCCTCTTGAACAGCTCCCGCCCCGACAGGTAGCCCGTCACGATCCCCTGCGCTATCTGCCGCGCCGCCGCCACCTTGATCACCCCTAGCCACTCCTTGGGGTCGAACACGCGCTCCGCGACGTGCCGCGCCTTCACAGGGTCGTCGAACAGGTCAGGATGCTCCCTGGCCAGCGTGCGCAGCCGCCGGCCCGTCTCCTTGGCGATGTCCGCGAACACCCGGCGCATAGCGTCGCGCATGGCCGCCTCGTGCCTGTCCGCCTGCTTGACCCACAGGTCGGCTGCCACCTTGCAGAGCGGGTGGGGACGGCGCATCTTATATCCGTTATTAGATGGCACGGCTCAGCTCCCGGCGTAGTTGGCGACGCAGTCGTGCCGCTCGTAGAGCACCGTCCGCCCCGCCTTCACCCCCTCGATGAACAGCCAGTACGACGCCCCCTTCGTCAGGTTCGCCGTCACCGTGTACGGCAGCGTCCCCTGGTACTTGCCGTTGCTGGCCGCCACGTAGGCCATCGCCACGTCCGTGGCATCGGTGATCTCGACGTGGTCCTCGTCCGTCAGCGTGAATGTCACAGTGGCGTCATTCACGTAGGTTGTGCCGTCGGTGGCCAGGACCAGCCCGCTCACCTCGACCAGGTTGTCGACGCCTATCGCCAGCGTGTGCGTGCTCATGCTCCCACCACCCTGAATGTTCCAGAGGACCATGCCCTGAGAGACGGACTGCCAGCAGACCACGCGGCCGCGCGAACGACAGCGCCGCACCACGACTTGACCGCGATAGTGCCAGTGCAGCGGCGAGGTACGGTCGGCAGCAGGCCGCTCGTGCTCGACGAGTATGAAGACAGCGACGAGGAGGAGAACGCCTCGCTCGATGACGTTGTCGACGAGGATGAACTGAACGCCTCGCTACTGGACGACGTACTAGATGACGATGAGAACGCTTCACTTGAACTGCTGGTGGAGGACGAACTGGAAAACGCTTCACTGGAAGAGGACGTTGACGACGACGACGAAAACGCTTCACTCGTTGACGTGCTGGTGCTGCTGGAAGAACTAGAGAACGCGCGACTACTGGAACTTGACGAACTGAATTCCTCACCCGCCACTGCCGCCGCGTACACCCGCTGCCACACGGGCTCGATCAGGCCGCCAAGGGATGCGTCGGAGGGATTGGCGAGGGTCTGGATTTCGGGGAGGGAGAGGGCACGATTCCAAAGTCCGGCATCGCTCAGTCCACCTTTCCAATACAACCCGTCATATGCTCCGTAACGGCCAAGCGAAAAGCCGTAGGGCGTTCCCCCCATCGCAACGGTCTGTGCCACCGGGGAACCAATCAGCGTGCCGTTGCGGTAATAGCGAATGAATGAACCGTCCACTGTAGCGGCGATGTGAGTCTGCGAGCCAATTGGCCAATTGGCTGCGATATACTCCCCAGCAAATTGAGCGACCTGAAACGCTGCGCCGGAACTCACGTAAATACTCAGATTAATAGTGGAGGCTCCACCGAAGATTCCCCACACGGAATTGTCTGTGCCTGCCGCGTCGCCCGAAAATATAATCCCCGCGGGTTGCATTGTAATCGGGTTTACAAATGCGGCGATTGTCCAGTTCAACGGCTTTCCCAATCTGGTGCCACAATCAACAAAGTTCTTCGTACCACCATGTACTGTCCCAAACCGTCCCAACCGCGGAATCCACGTCCAGCCGCTCGTCGCCGTGTTCGGCCAGGAGAAGTTGGTGAGCGTGCCGTGGTTACCGTTCAAGTTTCCGGGTCGTGCCGAGTCGCAGTACCACGGACCACCTGGGGCGTTTCCGCCGCCGAAGAAGATAAGTGAGCCGTCCCGCACCCGCGGGTGGCGCGCACTCACCTGCCAGAGTTCCGGCCGTTGCGTCATTCGTGGGTGCGAGCGTCCGAACATCTTAGATCGCCGTTACGTCGCTGATTCGGGATCGAATTGCCACCGTCGCGCCGTCCGAGTCATACGTGTTGTCGTATACGATCCGGCACCGCAGCGCCGTCTCGGGAAGGGCCACAGCATAGCGGTTGGCCACCGAGTTCATAATCGAGTTGACCGCGTGCTGGCGGGTCACGCCATCCAGGACCGTGACACTCGTGTTGGTCGTCACCAGCGCGACGAAGCACCATTCAGAGTTGGCGAACGTGCTCACGTCTTCCAGGAAGATCCAGGTTCCCGCCGTATACCCAGTCGTGCTGGCACAGGTGATAGACGTTCCGGCGGCTGCCAGCGGATTGTTGGTAATGACCTCTAGGTTTGTCGTGCCCGTGGTGCTGACGAACGAGTAGTAATCCACCCAGTCCTCGTCGCCGGTCGTGTTGCTGGAGACCTGGACCGTGATTTTGGTCCCGGTGTGCGCCGTAGCGTTGGACAGAGCGAAGTCGATGTAGAGCATCGCCCCGTACATTCCCGCCAGCGACACAGTAGCGCCCTCCAGGATCGTGTTCTGCGCGATCTCCTGGCAGGCGTCCAGGGCGGCAGAGGCTTCAGTCTTGGCCATAAGTCACCTCTCACTGATAGAGCTTGTCAATGGCAGCATCGACGTTGCTTTGAACGGCCGGCTCCATCGCCCCGAGAATGGCGGCCAGCGTCGCTGCCTTGTTGGCCACCAGCACGTATTTCACAAGCTTCGCGGCCTCGGCTTGGCTGTTAGCGAAAGCACCGGCGGCCCACGCGAGCCGAGCGGCAGAGGGCGTTGCCTCGGCGATGATCGCCCGCGCCTTGTCGCAAATGGCGACCTCGATTTTGTCGATCAAGGGTCCGTAGCCGAAAACTGATTTCAGTTCCGCGTAAGTTGCCACGTCAACCTCCTGCCTTTCGGCGTTTGAGTTCTGCTCTCCGCCCGGCCCCTTGGGCTAGACTTGCTCCTCATCCTGGTTCGCCTCGTCCGTCGGTGGCTTCTCCTGACCGAACGGCTGCGGCTGGCCGAACGGCCCGCCCTGCGGCGGCTCCGGCTTGGCGGGACCGGGGAATTCGTCCCCGCCCTCGTCCAGCGGTGGCATCAGCATGAACTTCTCGCGGTACTCATCCTTCGTCACCACCTGCAAGGTGCCAGCGGCCTGCCACTTCTTCAACTCATAGTCCGGGTCCTTCGTCTCCGCCTCCTCCAGCCAGATCACGATGTCCTCGTCCTCGCGCGCGTAGTGCTCCGTCATCACCTGCCCGAAGAGCGTGGCCAACGGGTTGACGACGTTACTGACGAAAATCTGATCGGCCACTGCCGCCTGCGCGCGGTTGACGCCAGTGATCTCGCCGGCAATCACTGGATTGCAGCCGAGTGCCTGGAAGATGCGGCTCTTGACGGCCGTGCCCGAGTTGAGGTAGTCCATCTCCTGCGGCCCGAGCGAGAGCCGGTCGACGCCCTCGATCATGCCGTCAACGATCAGCGGCTCGTTGTAGTTGACGACGCCCTCCCAGATCGCGCGGGCCGCCTCGATCAGCTCGCGCCGCTGATCCGCCTCCAGGACAGGCCGCTCGCCCTCCGTGCCGGGTAGCATGCCAGGAAGCCGGCCGACGCGCAGGGCCACGTTGGGGAAGAATGAGTTCTTGAACTGCCGCCACTGCGCCGCCTGGATGGCCTCGTCAGCCGCCACCGCCGCGCTCTGGCTCTGCACCGGCGAGCAGTACCCCAGCGGGTCCGCCGGGTCCGGCAGGCAGAACACGGCGACTTCCTCCGGCGGCACGTCGTACCAGCCCGTCGAGAGGCCGCTCATCGGCTGTATGCGGAAGTGGTCGAACAGCTTCTTGCGCGTGTGGACCGGCGTCACCCATGACGACGGCAGCGGCCAGACCTGCATGGCGCCCTTCACGCGCGGCATCCACCAGCAGCCCTTGCCGGTGATCTCCATCGAGGCCGCCGTCGAGTAGAACAGCCCCCACGTCACCATCGCCTCGTTGGGCGCGCGGATGGCGGTGAGCAGCTCATGGTCCTCGATCAGTTCCACCTCCTGGTCCATCTCCTTGACGTAGGCGGGGCCGCGCATCTTCTGCCAAGGGGTGAGCAGTTTCGTCCTTCGCCGCCAACCGAGCTTCTCCGCGAGGGCGGGCATCCCCTTCAGTTTGCGCCCGATCCGCAGCGGGAGCGCCGCCATGCGGGTGGCGATCCGGTTGATGGCGACGTAGGCCCAGCCGCGGAACCGCCTGTACTGGTCGTCGTGGCGCGCCGCCTCGTCGGAGAACCCGAGCATGGAGGAGAGGCCCAGTGAGGCCGCGATCATCGCGCCTGGGCCGCCTATGCCAGGCCCGAGGGCGTTGGCCGCCTGCGCCTTGTACGTGTCCAGCTCGCGGGAGCGCGACTCGAACTGCCTGCTAAGGAACGTGTCCCTGAGTGCCACCGGCATTACGTCGTCCTCCCGTCAGCGAAGCGAACTGCCCTTGCATGACCGCGATCTTCGTGTCCCGCTCGCAGATGGCCGCGAACTTCTCGTTGAGCCTGGTCAATTCCTCGGCCTCCTTCTCCCGGAGCGTGACCAGCGACTGGAGCTGCCGCACCTCATCGTTCGCCTCGGTCAGGAGCGACTCCAGCCGCGCGGTCTCCCGTAGGTGGTCGTGCCGCTCCGTCTCCAGGATGTCCTCGGCCGCCTTCGCCCGCTTGTCTGCCGCGATCGCGTCGCGGAGGCACGCCCGCCACTGCCGAGAGGCCCGCCGCGCCCTCTCTGCATAGCCTTCCAGCCGCCTTCGCACGGCCGCGCCCCGACCTACCCACCACTCGACGCGCACCCACAACGCCAGCAGTCCCCGCAACCATCGCATCCGCTCGCCCTCGACTGTAGCCGGTCCCTCACGCCCCAGTGTCCACGCCGCCCGCCTCGCCTGTCAATGCCGAAAGGGGTGGTCCCCCTGCCACACGAGGGAGACGGCCACCTATTACCCGTTATTAGATCAGCGTCCCCCGGTAGTCGAAGAACGCC